CTGTCGAGTGCATCAGGCGACGACGGGATGGCGAGTACGCCGTTCTCCCAGATTAGCTTGATGTCGTTATTTCCGCTTATGTCTGAGTAGTTTGATTTCTTGCGGCTGAGTATGCGAATATCGTCGCTGTCTTCCTCTCTGGATAGATAGGAGCGGCTCCGAACACTATTTTCCCACGCTGTAGAGCCGGACAATCCAGTCGGAGAATTGCCTTTCAGGCCGGATAATGAGGGATGCGCCAGCAAGATGACGGTCGCATTGTAGGATATAACGATGCTGCCAAGGTACGTTTTGAGGAATGTGTTGACCGTTCTACGCTCGTTTTCGTTGCCGCCAAACATATCTGCTGCGGTGTCTAATATCACTAATATTTTGTCTGCGTCACCCTTTACGGCTGCAACCTTGTCGCAGAGTTGTTTGTAAAATGCGCCTGGCTCATCTTGTCCGCCGGACGGCCATGTGACTAATACGTTATCTGATCCGACTCTCGGCCATAGGTGTAGGTTTTCGGGACCGCTGGCAAATTCATCTACGCCGACTGATTCATTAATGCAAAGCTGCCGCCTCTTGACCTCGTCTGCGTCGTCTTCGCACATTACTGACAAGACCGGCATCTTCATTGTGTCGATGCCTAAGAACGGCTGGCCCTCGGCTACGGCGTTAGCAAATTGCTGCATCAGGAGGGTCTTGCCTACGCCACCCGCTCCGAAGAGCATGGCGACTGTGCGGGCAGGGAACCACCCATCCAGCACCCATTCCCTTGCAGGGATTGGCCCGACGACGCTCGCGGCAGTAAATGACCCATCGCCTAGTTGATCTGTCTCTGCGTCCCAGCTTGCTATATCTGCCGGACCTTTGTTTGCGTCCCACTTTATAGGGTCGAACCCGTGCTGCTTTGCAATGGCTATAATCGTGCCAGCGCCAGCCGAATGGACTTCAGTATCGTAAAGCCTGTCAGTCGTGACGGGATCGTATTTGTCTGATTTCGCTGAGACTGTGTGAAATAGTTCGCGGCCATCCTCACCAGTTGCTCCCTTGATTGCGAAGCCTATTTTAGTCCAGTCGCTATAATCATCTACTGCAATGGCTGGAATATGTGCCGCAGCTTCGGTGATCTTTTTAATATCGGCAGTTTTTGAGCCGTCGTCAAAGCCGGGAATTGCAGCGTTGTTTGATCCGCTATCAAATATAGCCTTGGTTTTGATGACTCCGTGATTGGATAAAGTAAATTCGCAAATGTTTAGAAAATTCTCAAGGTCTGAAACGCTGACCTCGGTAAGATTTTCTGGCGGAATGTCTACGATTTTATCGCCAATCCAACTGTAGCTTTTCCCGGTGTCGGGGTGCTTCCCACTAGCCACAAACTGCTGACCGTATCCAAGAATTTCAACGGCAGCATCTTGCCCGTCTATCTCAAAGACTGACGTTCTGCGCTTTCGTGTTAATTCTTCGCAGCGATATAAAAATAATGTCTTTGGCGCGTTGCCAACCCGCTCTGGCGCTGGCCCTAATTCAGCGTCTGCGATCTGTCTAATGACGTCGCAGGCTGCCTTGTTTCTGACATCTATGTCGATGGCGACCAGATTATGTTTGCCGCCCAGAACGACGCCAATGCTGTGGTCGCCGTGCTTTTTGTAATCTTGTGCGTCTGGTGGGTTATTCTGCCAGTCCTGAAGGAATGGCCGTTTACCTTCGACCGGCGTGACGTCGTAGCCCAGAGTCGCCAAAATCTCCGCATATCTGCCGTAATTTCCCATGTTTTGTACCCTTTTTTAGCAAGTGAGCGACAGGCGACAGTGATGGGCCTGTCGCCTGTCTTCTCAGCCTAGCGGGAGGGTACAAATCAACCCGCCCGGAGAGATATTTTAAAACTCGTCGTCAACGTCTTCATCAACTGATTGGTCACCTTCAGAAATTTCAGTTAAACATTCTGGACGCTCTGTCCATTTTTTTGCAGTGAAAATAGGCGCAGACGTGCCACCCTTCTTATATTTGATCTCCTCAACATCACTCATCGCTGCAACAACAACGTCGCCGTCGCCGTCTAATTTTTTGACTGAGGCCATCAGAGACTTGAGACCTTCAAAAGCCCCAGCCCCCGATTGCGACCAGAGAACGCTTTTATTTTTGTTTAAAGCTATTTTTATTTTAAAGCCTTTCTTAAAACGTTCAGAGCCACGATCTGCCGGTTGCGGCTTGAATTTAGCAGGGCTGTCGTTCCACTCCCATTCTGGTGCGACTCCCGGCGATCCGTCGCTGTAACACCACCCAGTCGCCAAACTTGCCAAATCAAAAACAACGCCCTTTTTAAAAGCTGGCGTTACGTCTGTGCGTTCATTTTCTTCGTCTCTGATTGAAAATGTTCTACTTTTGAGCGCCCCGTCTAAAGTCTCCCTGGCGTGCCAATTAATAAATGGACCCATCTGGGAATCGGAGCTTGAGCTAGAACCGTCGTCAAAATCATATGTCATGGTGTTTTCCTTGTTGAAAGTGTTCTGCCTTTAAGCACAGGCTCTGTCATATTACACAATCTGTTTTATAGTGCAACCATCTAAATTTTAATTAATTCGATCTCATATCCTAACGCTGCGGCTACTTGGGAAAGCGCATCCATTTGGGCGTGTTCCCCTCGCTCGTAATGCCGCAGCGTATTATTGTGGACTGTAGTTTTGTCGGCTAACGCTTGGCGCGTCATCCCTTTCTCGATCCTTATTTGTCGCAGCATCGTGCCGATTGTGTGAGCGTCTAATTTTTTATTTAATCGTCCCATTTCAAATTCCATACAATTCTTTGCGAACAGCTTCATCCCCTCGCCAATAAAAACTGTCGGGATTTATCGGGACGATGCTGCGGAGCAACTCCTTGTCTCCGAGCCGCAAGAATTTCTCTTGCCTATTGAGGTGCAGCTTAATCTCTGCCATCAATTCTTCAGGGTCGCCGTCTTCAAGCATTTCTGATTTCTTTGATGTGACGTACAAGAATTTTACGGCGGCGTTGCCGCTTGCCTTGGAATAAAACGCCCGCTGCCGCTGGTGACCACGGCTCATGAAAGATGGTTTTCGATTAGTAGTTTTCAAATCAACAATTAATCCGTGGTCTAGAAACTTGAAATCGAGGAAGCCAACGAAATCCAAAGACCACCCGTCCCCGGTTGCCTTCATCGATACCTTGTGCTGACTGCCGTCCTCCGGGAAATCTGGCTTGCCGTATGGCTCCAGAGCCTTTACTGCCAGCCTCGTCATTGGCTCGATGTTTAGTCTTTCTTTGGCGACCGACCCGTCGTCAAAGTCATATTTTGCGTCAAAATCTTTTGTAGCATTCTCAATCGCGTCGTCAATTTGCAGCTTTTCGGTGATGGTGTCGGAGACAGCTTGCTCAACGAATATCCCGCGCCACATTGCTGGGGAGCCTGACCCTCTGTTGCCGTATAAATAATGAGACACCCATGAATCCGGCGATTCGATCCACTTGTTAATGTTGCTGATGCTGCCGTGGTCGATGCCGTGGTCTGTAAAGCCGGTCATTTTTCCCCGCCTTCTATTTCTTTTCTATATGCTTTCAATGCGGCACCTCTCAAAAATTGAGATTTTTTTTCCGTTTTATTTTTTCTCCAAAGAGACGAATCTTTTTGTTTTATGCTTGGCTTAACTGGTATCACAAACAACTGTTGAGCTATGTCATAACGCCAGCAGTTTATGTCCCGCATACGACGTGCCCCGCCCTTCATTACGCCCTCACATACAAAACCCATTGTAGACCAGAAACCGTTCGCTAGGATATCCGAACCGCATCGAAGAGTGATCGACATACAATTTGCGGCTTCTGCCAATATTCTAAGCTGTCTAAAAAGCTCGGCCCCATATAGTTGCCCTCGCAAATCGTATTGAATACAGGCTTGATGTATTTTGACTCTTATTCCAAGTGCGCCGTGATAGATATACCCCGCTGGCTCGGCGTTAAGTCTCGCTAATAAAATTCGTTTATTTTCTATTTCCCGCTCAAATACAATTTTTGGATAAAACGATAATTGCTCTGCGTTTTTTTTCTGTAGGCTGTCAATATAGATTAAATCGCTTAATACGGCTGGAGAAACAGATATGGTCATGTTGTCCTCCCGTAAAACAAAGCATGATCTGTAACTTTTGGACGCCAATCGTTTTTCTGTTCGAACAGATACCAAGCGCAATTATCTTTGCCGGTCATCTTGCTGCCGGGAATCCATTTGACCCGCCCGACTGAAACGATCTTGCGGCAGTTGTGCATAAGCGGCGCAGCCTGCTTGGTGTGCATCCAGTCTGCGTCAAACAGCAGGAATGTCGGCGCAAGTCGAGGCAGCGAGTCAATCAGCGGGTGCAGTATTTTGCGGTCCCAGGGTGGGTTAGTAATAAACACATCTGCATCTGTCCGATGGATGTGCAGCGCATCCTGACCTGTCTCGATATCGCCCCGTTGGGCGCATACATGACCGTTGCGCTCAAGGTGCTTCACAAGGTCATTGTCGCCAGCGCATGGTTCGTGAAAATATGTGCCGGGCGCAAGATGCGGCAGCAGTGGAACCACTGCCTCATAGGGCGTCGGATAGAAGTCCCGCTCAACACGTTCAAAATTTGATCGCTTCCCCATATCTAAGCAATCTCCCCTAGCAGGGCCGCATACCCAGCCAGATCAATCGCAGAATCTTTGTGTTCAGGCGTCTCAATAAGACGCGCTAATTTAATTGCCACCATCATCATCGCAACATCTGCGGCATTGATTTTATGTTCCTTGCCTAATTTCTCAGACAGAATCACGTTCCAAAGTGCCGCGATGCGGTCAAAGTTTTGTTGCGGAGTGCCGTAGGCTGTCTCTTTAGTTTTGACCGCGACTTCTGCGGCGGTTAGGATTTGATAGCGGTTAGTTTTGTTCAGCGTCAATTGTGCGGTCATTGTTTTGCTCCCCATTTTGCGATTAAAATTGCTTCTGCTCTGCCGTCATCTTTTTTCCTCGCAAATTCAAATGCGAGGGTTGGAAACAGCCGCGTTGCAACGGCCCGGCTTTCGTTTTTGTCTTTGCCTAAATTGAAATGTTTTTTCCATTTGCTAGGACTGACCGGCGTAAATGGAATTTCTAGCGTTGCCAGCACACCTTTTATTGCGCCTACACCTTGGCCGAAATTGAAGGCGCTCTGCCTACCCATACCGAAAGAGTTGACAGCCTCTATATAAACATGATTTGGCGTAAACTCTCGGAATATGTCAGCCAGCGCGGCTGCGTTTACTTCTTTTGAAAAAGTTGGCATGTCGTAAACATAGGCCGCACCGTTCTCGTGCAGCAGCCCAATCGCACCCTTCAACCCCACGTCGATCCCGGCGATCATTCCATCAAATCCTGATAGCTGATATCGGTTTGTTTATCCCTTGCAACCGACACGATCCGGTGCGCGTGGATTAGAGGGATTGTTCCGCGTCGAAGCCAGTTCGACACAGCCTGGGGAGATACGCCCAGAGCGGCAGCGGTTTGAACCGTCCCGCCTAATTTAATCACTATTTCTTGTGGGGTCTTCATTTTCATATCCTTGTTGAGATTAAGATATGTAACACATCGTTTATTGTATCGCAACATTTAATATGCACATTTTATTGTTGCTATATGTAACCAACCGTGTAATATAATCCCAGTTAATTTAAAAAGGGAATGGAAAATGAACTATTACAGCGACTACAACAACCCAACGGCCACGCAGAACGACGACCTTGACATTGTTGGTGGCGCGTTGGCTTTGGCCCGCACACTGAGGGACGACGTGGCTATGTCAGCGGCCAATGCGGCCCTTGTTGCTGGGATAGCCCGGACAATTCGGGACACATCTCACAGCCTTAACCACACCATTGCCAGCGAAGAGGTGTGGAGATTTGGCGTGTATCTTCCTACTGCGGACCCCGACGACGTAGACGCCCTGATTGCGGACTACCTCGAAACAGCGCAAAGTCTCATTGAGGATGCTGAATTATGATTATGAAAATATTGCTGACAATCGTCGCTGGCCTTCTGCTGTCGTTCATACTCGTAGAAACAGCAGTCGGCTGCGGTGAGGTAACGTACCGAGCAGACCGGACGTGGCAGTCAAACCAATGTGTGTTCTTGACCACTAAAATGGATCGTGGTAAGTGGTAGCTACCACTCCCTAATAAAAACTGCCCTTCAAAATTGAAGGGCTTTTTTTTGCCTTGTGAGAATTTTACGTTAGCGCACTCCAGTGACGGCCATCAAAGACCCGCGCAGATTTCCGGTTATCGTTTTCGATTGTGTAGCTGCAATGAACCCAGCCGGAATCTGGAATGTCTTCCTTGTAAAATTCCAATATCAATTGGTCGAACTCGCAGTTCTCCATAACCCACAGAGCCACTTCTTTATTCGCTATACCCGGCACCTCAAAATCTACCGCCTCACCTTTAACGTGCTGCGAATTTCCCGACGAACCAATTGCTCTATTTAACTGGAGACACCGGAACCCGCTATTGGGAGCAAAGGGTATGCCGTAATGATTTCTGACAGGCTCTAAAATGTTTTCACAAACCAAGATCAGGTTTTCAATTTCAGTGCCGCCTGGCGTGTTGCCAATACTTTTCCGAGCAGCCGTCTCGGATTTTGTAAGCTCGCTGAGTGAAAAATGTTCAGATAGCATCATTTTTTCTTCTCCACTGGTTTTACAGCTTTCTCGTAATACAGAATAATATGCT